CGTCATGCAGACAGATACGCCTCAACCGCATGAGGAATACATCATGGCTCAGACTACTTTCCAAGGCCCAGTCCGTTCGTTGGCTGGCTTCATCACCCAAGGCCCCGCCACTGTGGTGAATCTGGCTAACGGTACAAACACCGTGACTCTGGATGTTGCCAACTACGCTGGCAAGACCATTCGCACCAACGACGCTACGCTGGTCATCACGCTGCCCACCATCAACACCTCGGCCAACCCTGTGACTTCTGGCCCCGGCCAAGACCCCAACACAGTGAACAACGTGGGCACCAGCTACACGTTCGTGATTGAGACTGCCGCTACTGCCTTGTCTATTGTTACCAACGGCACCGACAAGTTTGTTGGCTCCATCTTGATGGTTGCCACTGACGCTGCTGGTGCCACTACCGGCTACGCTCCTGCTGCAGCCAACGATGTGATCAACTTGAACGGCACTACCACTGGCGGAGCTGCTGGCTCCGTGATCACTGTGACTGTGGTGGCTGCAAACAAGTACATGGTTACCGGCACTTTGCTGGGTTCTGGCACTGTTGCCACACCATTCGCTGACGCTTAATTGATCTCAGGGGCTTCGGCCCCTGCTTTACAGGAGATTGATTATGGGTATGCAAACTGATGTATTGGCCGGTACGCTTGTTGAAAGCGGGTATGTTTACACGAGTCGCACTCGCGTAAAAGGCATTTCACTAAAAGGCGGCGCAAGTGCTGGCTTGCTGGAACTTTTCAGCACCACAACGGCCCCTGTGGCGGCAACATACGGGCGTTCAGGCACAACCGTCACTGTTACAAAAGTAGCACACGGTCTTGTGACGGGAAATCAGATTGGCTTGTCATTTATTACAGGCACTGGTGGCACTGCAACAGATGGAAATTACGTAGTTACAAGATTGACTGCGGATACTTTTTCCATAACAGACATCAACTCTGGCAGCATTACAGCAGGTGCAGCCTGCAAGTACGCTGATCGCTGGATCATGACGTACCGCACTGTTGCTGGCGACACATTCTTGAACTATTGGCTGTTACCCGGCGAAGGCATCTTGGCTCCGAATGGCGTCTACATGTCCATCAGCAACTTAACTGCGGCTTCGATCTTTTATGGCTGAAGAGACACGCCCTATGGATGTTGCAGGTCGCAAACTGATGGTTGCGATCCCTGCCTACGACGGCAAGTTGAACATCAAAACCTCCTTTGCTTTGGCCGATTTGGTGGTCAAGGCTTCGGCGTATGGTGTTCGGGTGCAACTGTCGCATCTGTCGGGCTGCTCTCTTATCACCAAGGCCAGAAACATTCTGGTTGCCAACTTCTTGGAGTCGGACTGCACGGACTTTTTGTTCGTGGATGCCGACATCGTGGTGGACGCAGAGTCTGTGCTTCGCCTGCTGGCGCTGAGCACTGGCAAAGACATCACAGCCGGGATGTACACCCGCAGGGCTGAGGACCGCAAGTTCTTCTTGGACATCTACATCGACAAGGCCAACACGCTTGAGTTCGACCAGCACGGTTTGTTGCGGGTTGAGAACGTGGCTACAGGCTTCATGATGATCCAGCGGCATGTGCTGGAGAAAATGGTGGCCAACCATCCTGAGTGGACGTACTTCAACGACGTGTACAACCGCAACGAGGCTGCTCTGTTTGACTTTGAACTGGTCAACGGGCAGTACGTTGGTGAGGACTACACGTTCTGCAAGCGTGCACGCGCAGACGGTTTCACGGTCTTTGTTGACCCTGAGATCACCCTGCCACACGTCGGCTCGCAGGAGTACCACCGCAGCTTCAAAGAGGCCGTGCTGATGCCGCTGATCGAGCAGCACTGCACTCCCAAACTGAAAGTCGTCAATGGCTAAGAAAACTCCATCCCTTGCAGTCGGTCGTGGTGAGAAGTTACCTGTCTCCAAGGGAGCCGGGTTGACAGCCAAAGGCCGCGCCAAATACAACGCTGCTACCGGCAGCAACCTCAAAGCCCCGCAACCGCAGGGTGGCAAGCGCAAGGACTCGTTCTGCGCACGCATGTCAGGTATGCCCGGTCCAATGAAAGACGAGAAGGGCAAGCCAACCCGCAAGGCGGCTGCTCTTGCAAGGTGGAAGTGCTGATATGGACTTGCCAGTCTGGAATACCGTTCTGTCGTTTGCTTCTGCGGCGTTGCTGCTTTGGGTAAAGGTCTCACACGATGAGGTCAAGCGCCTGAGTATCTTGCTGAGCAAAACCCGCGAAGAGAACGCTGAAAAGTACGTGACCAAGGCAGATGTGCACAGCGACATCAATCGTGTTCTGGCTCGTTTAGATCGGCTCGAAGGCAAGATCGATGACTTCATGAAGGAGCAGCGAAGTGCCATCAGTTAGCAAAAAACAACACAATTTCATGGCGGCGGTGGCGAATAACCCAGCGTTTGCCAAGAAAGCAGGCGTCCCACAATCCGTGGGCAAAGAGTTCTCCAACGCGGACAAGGGCCGCAAATTTTCCAAAGGTGGCGATATGAAAAACGAAATGATGAGCAAACTCAAAGCACACGCAGCCAAGCCTGCTTCCAAGGCCCACAAAGGTCTGAAGATGGGCGGCTCGGTTGGCACAACCAAGATGGGCGCAGTCAAGACTGCAGCTCCAAGCAAAGACGGCGTTGCCACCAAGGGTAAGACCAAGGGCACAATGATCAAGATGGCTCGCGGCGGTAAGACCTGCTAAGGAGTTGACATGGCCGAAAAAGAAATGAGTCCGGCGGAGCGCGAAGCCCGCCAGATGATTGCCGACAAAAAGGCACAAGAGGCGGCTACCAGAGCGTACAACGCAGCCAGTAAAACGCCACCCGCGCCAGCGCAAACGGTCCGAAAGGCCAAAGGCGGTAGCGTGACTCGTGCTGACGGCTGCGCGACCAAAGGCCACACCAAGGGCAAGATGGTCAAGATGGCCTACGGCGGCAAGGCTTGCTGACATGATGGCCAGTCGCGGTATGGGGGATATCGCCCCCTCAAAGATGCCCAAAGGCGTGAAAAAAGCTCGCCGGGATGACACCGACTTCACGCAATACGCTGAGGGCGGCAAAGTCAATGCGGCTGGCAATTACACCAAGCCCGAGTTGCGCAAGCGAATCGTGAGCCAAGTTAAGGCTGCTGCAACGCAGGGCACCGGAGCTGGCCAGTGGTCGGCTCGCAAGGCCCAGCTTGTGGCCAAGAAGTACAAAGCTGCAGGAGGTGGATATCGTGACTAATCACATGGAAGATTGCGCCGTACATGAAGACGGCCCTTGCACTTGTGGCACGGACGAAGTTCTTGAAGAGCTGGCGTTTGAGGAGGCGGGTTTAACCGCTGAAGATTTCGCATGAAGGCTCCGCAGCAATCCCTCAAAGACTGGGGCGACCAGAAGTGGCGCACCAAGAGTGGAAAGCCGTCTTCAAAAACAGGTGAGCGTTATTTGCCGGAGAAGGCGATAAAATCGCTCAGCCCCGCAGAGTATGCGGCCACCACAAGAGCCAAACGTGCTGGTAAGGCGGCAGGCAAACAGTTTGTGGCCCAGCCCAAAACCATCGCCAAAAAGACAGCGAGCTTCAGATGACCACATCAGGCACCTCAGCGTTCAACATGGACCTCACGGAGATCGTGGAGGAGGCGTTTGAACGCGCTGGTGGTGAGCTGCGCACTGGCTACGATCTGCGTACGGCCAGCCGGTCCTTGAACCTGATGTTCTCGCAGTGGGCCAACAAAGGCCTGAACATGTTCACGTACGAGCAGGGCATGATCAGTCTGATCCCCGGCCAAGCGACGTACAACCTTCCGGCCGACACAGTGGACCTGCTGGAGCACGTCATTCGCACGGGCGCGGGGAACGCGTCAACACAGGCGGACCTGACCATCACCCGGATCAGCGTCTCAACCTACGCGACGATCCCCAACAAGCTGCAGCAAGCGCGTCCGATTCAGGTTTGGATTGAGCGCTTGACCGACGCCCCAAGAATTACGGTTTGGCCCGTGCCAGATAACTCGCAGCCCTACACGTTTGTGTACTGGCGTCTGCGCCGCATTGAAGATGCTGGCGGTGGTGTAAACACGATGGATATGCCGTTCCGCTTCTACGAGGCCATGACGGCTGGTTTG